GATCCAGTTACAGATCCACTAGAGTAAACACTAGTACCCCATAAGAATATTTCATAACTATAACTAACATTAGTATATCCACTTTGAGGCGATATCGAAACAAATAATTCTGTATCTGTTGCGCCATTTGGAAAAAACAGATATCCATTAGACATATATGATTCAACACCTTGTCCGCTTGTGAAATCTCCCTCATTAATAAAGTGAGTAAATTCTGCGGTTTGTCCTGCACTTCTTATTTCTCCCTTTGCTCTATGCAACCATAAGTATAAAGCATTGTAACTGTTGTTTGTTAACGATAAAAAATCCGTACTAAATGTTATGCCATACTGTTCTTGTATTGCCTTTATAATTACTGGAACGTGTAAAGCATATTTTAATTGATTCCACTTTACTCCGTGTAAATGCTGACCTCCCCCACTTGACTGACTATAATGTAAATTACCTGTGTCTTTTAAATTTTCTCCAGAGTCAAAATACAATCTTTGCGTATGCGTCATCAAAGGAACTATAAGATAATTCAAGTAAGTAACGGAATCTATTGTTTTAGTATTATTACCAGTATGTAAAAATTTACGTATACCAGTTGGCGTAAACGTTATATCGTTTCCACTATTATCTGTATTAAAATTAGTGAGCCAAGTAAGATCCTGTAACTTATCTTCTCCAAATTTGTTTTTAAGCGATACTGTGTTACCAAAGAACGTTACTTTGTATGTATGTGCTTTGTTGTTTTTTAGTTTTACTCCCTCTAGTTTTATAAATCCTTTTTTAAACGGAATATGATTTAATTCTATTTCAGCAGATACTCTGACTCTTGCATCAAACCCCCCAACTATATCAAAATTATAAAAGTGCTTAAAGAGTTTGTTGTTTTCTTTACTAGCAGGTAAACTAAACGTTTTTGTGAATTCAGTAAATACTTTACTTACGTCCTTAACGTTTTTTATAGTGTCTGTTATAGATACGCTTTCATCTTTAAACATATCTACTCTAGTACCCTGTATATATAATTGGATTATTTGCATTTATCTAATGTTTTGTATCTCGTCATAAGCAAAATCTAAATCTAAACTATAGTCAACTAACTTATCGTTTACACCAGTTTTGAATGTTAGACTATTACTTGTTACTATAACAGGTCTTACAATTGTATCTTGCTCTAGCCATACCTTTGAACTTTGCATTACCTCTTGCATTAATTCATTATAAGACTCGTCCACATATCCAGTATTGATAGTAATCTTACGTTTGCTTTGTACGTTGAAATTACTTCTAGGGTGTACTAACGTATCGTAATCTCCAGTAATAGAAATCATAGATCGTTTAAACTCTTCCTTACTAGCCGTTAATGATTCTATTGATTTTCTAAAGAACCATAGATCCTGTTGCGCTCCCCATCGGTTAAAGAATGTTAACTTAACTGGTTTATATCTACACTCATCTAATGTTATGACTTTCAGTATTTTAAGTCCGTCTGTTGTTTCTACCCTAACCTCATCTACATCAAACAATTCATTAGTATCCAAGAATTTATAAATACATTGGTTATCTTCATACGTACCTCCTGCTATTTGTATTCTTTCTTTAAATGAATCCGCACCATATAACCTGTTAGCATAATAACTAAACACCCAACTATTATCTGGTACGTTTCTACTAAATACTACCTCTCCGTTTTTTAACCAATTTACTCGTGACGTATTGTTTATATCTACAGGTATTACAACATCTGCATTATGCAAACGATATATAGTTTCATTGCTTATCATTAATCCTCGTGTCGTGGTTGGATTTTTACCCTCCATATAATATCCATAAGCGTCAATAATAAATCCGCTTTGTGTTATTGCACTACCTTGATTAACACCACTAGAATTTTTAAACTGTATACTAGTATTATAAGTTGCGCTATGAGTAAACACACCATAACCTCCGTTTTCTGAATACAAAATAGGATCTAAATAATCACGTAACAATTCTGATATTTCAAATAATACTTTACCATTTGCGGTTGCGTTTTTAGTTATCGTATACCTTAGAGTATTCTGTATCGTGATTGTTATCGTTGCCGTTCCATTCTGCGCTAATCCTTGTTGTGCATTTATATAATACGGACTTCTTACAAATACGTTTGCCATTTTTTATTTATTTATTTCTATCGTTAATACTGCCTTTGCATCTTCTGTAAATGCTGTTGCTAATGATACAGGCAATTCCTTTTTCATTCTATTAAACGGAGTAGTTAAGAACAACGTTGGTTTCATACCATTCCTATAGATCCCCCTAGCTATTAAAAACAGAACAGACTTTCTAGGTAAAAACTTACCCTTTTCGTCACGTGGTGCTATACCTCTACGTATTGTCCACTTATCTAGTTTACTAGGCGGTGGCATCTTCTTTTTATACGAATAGGGAGTGTTATACTTTTTATTTATACCACTAACCCCCTTGTCAACAAAGACTCCGTAGTTTTCCATTTGTATGTCGGTAGACAATACTCCGTCTTTATAAATAGGTTCTCCAGACTTTAGACTTTCTAGTAATTTACCACTAGCGTTCTTGTCTTGTCTAATAAGATTACGTTTGGCTCTGTCTATTACTATATCAGTCCAAACCTTTAATGCTTTCTTAGTGTTAAACAAATCCATTACTCACATATGTTTATATCGTTTGCTACAAACGCTGAGAACGTATATGCCCAACCTGCTAACTTGTTTTCAAAACGATCTGTAAATGGTTCACAAGATCCTAATCCAGTTAATTCAAATCCATTACCTCTTAACGTTTTTCTAGACAAAGACTGGTTCAATAAGTTAGTTACTGCTAACTGAGTATTCAATACGTCTTGTTCATTATCTACACCAAAATAAGTTTCGTCTACATTTCCTGTGTTCATTTCCTTATCCTCGTGTACTACGTCCATTGCTAAGACTGTTACACTAAACGTTAATGTTCCATCACTTAGGGTTACGTTGTTTACCATTACGTGCGACAAAGGGAATATAGTGTGCTTATTCAAGTCAACCTCCGTTATATCGCCATAGGTTACTGTATTAACGTCATCTAAGGTTAATAAGAAATCCCTTACTGCTTCGGTTAATCTATAGAATGCTCTACTTCCTTTTGCTAAACTCATCTCTTAAATTTATTTTGTATGTTCTTGTTTTCTATTTCTTGCTTTTCTTTTTCAAAACTTAATGCTAACAAACACGTGTGCATTTTCATTCTGGATATATCTTCATATCGTCTAACATCTCCTTGAGCGAGTGCGTAAACTGATTGATACCAACCCCATTTTTTTCCAAATCCTTTGGCAAGGTTACTTCCGCTTGATTCTCCAGTAAAGAGTTCGTCATAAGTTTTTACAAGTCGATCCCTAAATGATAAAAAAAAAGCGTAGAACTTAATACTGCGTCTAATGGTGTTAACTGCATTGCTTCCCAGTAGCTGTCCCCAGAGTATTCTTTTATATTATAAAACTTACCTACTCGTTTGTTGATTGGTCTGTACAATACTGCCATTGCTTTATACATATTCTCCCAGTTACCTAGAAACTGATCTAAATCTATATACTCCCCAAATGTCATATCGTCTAACTTAGGAATGAAACCAAATTCTGTATCTCCAATTGTAAACGTTTGTACTAGTTCTGGTTTTTGATTTAGCAGTTCTACTATGTGATCCACTACCCTGTTTACATCAGTTATTTTTAATTCTAATGCTGACTTATACGGAACATTACAAAAGATTTCTAACATCTTCAACGACATAAACTTGTCTATGTGTTCTACGTCTTGATTAACCTCTATGAGATTTAAATAACGTGTGTATTGCTGTAAAGTTATTTCCGATAGGTTAGAGGGTACTTCTATTTCTATTTGCATCTTAGATCGCTTTATATTATATATAACAAATTACTAACGACAATTGTACTAGACATAAAAAAGGGGAAACATCTCTGCCACCCCAGTCATTAACTAAAAAATAATCACTACTTACGTGGTCTACCACGCTTACCTTTGAAATCCTCTGCTAGTTGTTTTTCAAACTCTTTGTATTTCTTGCGTTCGTATTCCTCTTCTTGCTTGATTGCCTGTTTACACATTCTATACAATGATGGCAGATCTTCCATTAACGCACGTGCATCATATTCTATAAAAGCGTTTTCTTCTGGTTCGAATCCTATACTCTCTATATGTACTACACCATTTGTGCTATGTAACGATATTGTTTTTAATATAAATATTTCTTTCATCTCTTTTTTTATAGGTGTCTAATTTGTCAAATTTGTTTTTCCTGTTTCGTACTCTTCTTTTAGCGTAACTAACTGGTCTAGAACCTTTTGCGTATTACCTTTTACTCCGAAGTATTTTTTTACGTCTGTGATCCGCCAATGCCTATGAGGTTTCATACCTGCTTTCCATAATTTTACATCTCTAATACTAATTACTAAGTTGTACCACGCCCTTGTTGCAATGCCGTCATTTATTTTGATGGCTATCTTTTGATCTTGTTCGTATCTAGTCATCGTATGTTGTTTATTGTGCTAACTACATCGTAGTAACGATTTTGATAATACTTGTACATTGGTGTGTCTGTTGCACCCATTTTCTCTATTTGAGCCATCATACCTAATAGGTTATTTTTCTCGACTCTCAGATCGTCTGCTTGTGTTTTCATAATACTGTTCCTAGTTTATAAATTCTATAAGGTAATACTCGTGTTTCGTTACACGTACTGCAACATTCATAATTTGAAGATGCTAGTGGTTCTGGGTTATGTCCCCAACCTGTGAAGTTGTCGTTACACAGGATACATTTTGATTGTTTCATACTTGTCTTTGTTTATAAGGCGTATTTAAATAGTGTTGCTTTAATACATTGAGTTTATCTTCTAACGTGTCGCCTATGATTTTACCACATATAGGGATTAACTCGGTTGTTACTTGCACACCTGCAGGTAGTGTTACGTCCCTACCGCCATTTTTGTTGACAGTAATTGGATCTGCTAGTGTAAAGGTTTGACGACCAACGTAACCAGTTTGGTCACGATCTGGCGTGTCTGTCTTAATGCTACCAACGTACTTGGAATTAACCCAGTAGTCAATGTGGTAGCCGTGATGTTCAAAAGGTGCTGTTGTCATATTGTTTTTTGTTATACCCAAACTTAAACATAATAATTTAATTGGACAAATGTGTAAACTAGTTTGTTCTAAAAAAATACCAACCCTCGTGATAATATTCACAGCCGTCGTATGTAGAGAAATGATGTCCGTACCCATCTGCATCTATACAATTCTTTGCAGTTTTTTCCCAGTTGATCTCGATCCACCAATGCTTGTCTAAGTCTGTTCCATTTAAGTAGCAGTCCTGTACGATTTCTTTTATCTCGTCTGTTGCTATGTCGTCAATCTCGTCCTCGTGTATAATACGATACTCTTCTCCAGATAATTCTTGATGTATATCATTATTAACACTCATCTCATATAATAGATCGTGCATATCTGATTTATCTGGGTTAAGGTCTAACTCATCTTTGATGAACGACCACAATGATTTTACTTCGCTAATTGTTTCCATTTTGTTTATTTGTTTATTTATACCCTAAACTTAACAATTATATTTTAATTATTTACAGGTTTGTAAAATTTTAACATAATTAACGGATTGCATACTTTCCGTAGTTTGGTCTATTCAGTTTGTTTATTACTGAGTATCTAAGAGCGTCACAAGCGTGATTGTATTTATCTACTGGCTTATTTGTTAGATCTCCGTTCTTATCTTCAATGTATTTATAGTTACGCATTTCTTTTATAACATTACTACTCGTTTCTAAGACGTGAAGTTTATAACGACGCAACATATCTATACCTTGATTGATTGTTCCCTTACTAGTAGACTTAACATTCCAACCCATACGATGGATCTCCTCTATACTTTTTGGTTCTGCACTATCAGCATACACCTCATCTCGTCTATCTAATCCAAGTTTACTAAACTCGTGACCTATGTCTTGGTTTGTCATTCCTGTCCTGTAGATCAACTCTGCTACGTAGATATTATCGCCCTCCATATACGTTGCTACCATTGCAGTAGGATCATTACTAAATCCGAAATCCAGTCCGTAGCTGATTAGTTTTGCTCTAGGCGGAATACTAGGTATCGTACTAAAAGTAAATACAAGAGATCGACTCTGACCACGTTCTCCTAGTCCATATACTCTCCAGTAATTCTCATCTGTTTCTCTAAGTCTTTCTATTTCTTTTACGATCTGAATAGGCAGAAACGGATTATCTAGATACGTAGTCTGATAAAAAGAGCAGTCGTCCCTAGTCAATACTTTGTCATATATCCAATGGAACTCTTCTGACGGATTGTAATCTATAATGATTTGTTCTGTTGTTCTAAACACTAGCTGTTGCCAGTCCTCGAAGTTTAATTCATTTGCTTCATTTATAAATAGCAGATCTCGTTTCCTACCACGTATCTTTTGCGGTATGTCTAATGATATAAACTCAACTGTGTTACCCTCTATTAAGTATTCATTATTAGACTTACTATGCAAATCTTCCGTATACATATTGTAATCTCGCAGGATCTGAAAAAAGTCACGCATAACAGTACCCCTAACAGCAGGGAATGATTTACGTACGATAGTAATCATCTTACCCTTGTTCTGTTGACAATAGGCAAAAATGATCCACATCAAAATGTTATACGTCTTTCCAGAACGTGTCCCACCTTGCTGTACTACTATCTTACTCCTGTCCTGTTGTAAGTGACGGAATACTTTGTTCGTGTGTATTACTTTCAAGTTGATCTGCTGTATCTATAATTCGTACTTCGAACAATTGCTGTCCCTCTGCTCCAGTTATTTCTTGGCGTTCTACGTATCCTCGCTTCTTACCTTTGGTCTTTAGATAAAACAATAACTCTGCGGTCTTGCCCTCCCTAATAGCGTTTAACAATTTCATTTCTGCTAGGTCTAGATTACGTTCCTCAATATCTCTACATTGATTTGAGAAGTCCGCATCTTGCTTAGTCCAATTGTAATACGTCTGACGAGATATGCCAGACGCTTCACAACTAATACTAATGTTACC